CATGAATAGCGAGATGCACATAATTATTAACATAAGAAGGTCAGCCATTAGAACGGCTCCTCTATTGCGTCGTATGTCGGCGCGGGCTGTTCACCATTTTTGAGACTGTCAATATAAGCCGACGCGTCCCGCTTTGTAAAAGATTGCAGGTTATGCGGAGGAACCTTACCCATGGACTTGCACACGGCCCTGATCATGTTTTGCTGTTTCTCGCTTGCCATGTTGCTGTTTTCGGTTATCGTGGTTTCACCTTGCATTCTTTGGACTTTGCCCATTTCTTCTCTACTTGGACGCTTGGCAAAGTCGGAACCTGACAGCCCGGCGTTTGCTAACGCTCTCCCGACGGCCCCAGTCTCGCAGTTCTCCAGGTGAGATGTTTTGTTCACATTTCCTTGGCCACGAATCTCCTCGGCCCATCCGGTGGCAATAATTTCGCCGTCAATCCATAGTTCCGCTTTGAATACGGCAACATCAGATAAGTAATGCACTAGATCAGTAATGACACGCGCATCAGGGTGTGCCTTTAGGAACCTGTCAAGCCTACTGGCCACGGGCTCATAGTCGTCAAGGTTAAAACCCATTGGCATAGTCCTCATCAATAGAAAGCGACAGCGCATTAATACTGTTTCGGTATTTGTCTATGCGCTTGTTAAGCGCGGTAATTTGCATCCGAAGTATTTTGATTTCCAAGTCTTTTTCATAGATCATGTCAGCGACATCGTCGTTGTGTGTGTACTCAAGCGTCATCTGATGCCACCTGACTTGCGCTTGATGTGTATGACAAACCCTTAGATGGTCCGCTGGCGTTCATGGATGGATGCCATGCGTGCCGGATTGTCTCGGCAATGTTGGGCAAGGCGTGTAACGCCCCGACTGCTTCCAGGATTAGGCTTGATTCCTTGAACCGTAGTTCCAGTGCCAAATTGTGGCTGAGGTTGGTTAGTTTGGCGATGAGTTCGCCGGTTGATGTTTCCATTGTTTTCCTTTGTTATTTTCCTGAGGTTGCTCGCCAATGACCTAGGCCGCCATTGTCATATAAATACCGAGCAACTTTTAAGTTGCACCGGACATTGAGTAGGGCTTTGATCACATCCTGTTTCTTACAGACTGCCCGTGTCACAGTAGCCCATGACCCTTGTATCTGTAGAAGGCCCACATCGGGGCGGCCTGTGGATTTGCGAACGGCAGACAGGCTGCCAGGGTTGCATCGGGACTCCCGGTAGGCAATCCGTGACATCACCGGTACGACCTTTGCCGGGAAGTATTGAGCCAGTAATGGCTCTAATTTGGGGCATGAGTTGGCGGCAGCATTTGCCGGGGTTGGGTTAAATAGGGCGGTAGTAAGCATAAAAGCCATGATGAGTTTCAGCACTTTTCCAATTCTGTTGGCGGCCCCCATGAATGCCAGGATTGTGCGCGTTGGCACACCTGGGTGTATTCAATCAGGCCTGTGGATAAATCTGTAAAGATTTGGACCATCGTTAATTTGTCTTTAGAGCGTAGAACGGTATAGCCCCAGTGGGCTGGTTCTTGCGTCATGGCCGGTTGGCCATCATTTTGAGCCACAGCCAGCAACTGACCCATCCCATAATGAAACTGTATATGAACTGTGTATCGGTCATGACAGCCTCTTTGCGGCGTCCAGGCCGTCCTGGGTTATTGAACACACAATGGCCTGAGAGCCGCTTGAGACGGTCCGACGGGTGCCTGTGTCCTGGATTAGGCCCAATGTGCGCAAATCGCTACAACGCTTCCAATAGCCCTTTATTTCATGGCCCATGGCTAACGCTCGAGATGCCGCCTCTTCATCGGTGAGGCCAAGGGTGCTATCGGCATAGATGGCAATGAGGATGGCGCGGTGGCTGCCTACCCGCATAGGGTTGGCTTGCCGAGAGGTTTCCGGGTCTGACGACCGGAACAGTGGTAGGTCAAAGATGATCTTGTTCATGTGTTTCCTTTGTTATGCCCTTTGAGTGGCTGGTTGTCACTATACACAAAAGACGAAAGCGGTGGTGGATACCCCAATGGAAACAAAGATACCCACCACCTAACCCCGGGACCGCTCAAACAGTGCCCGGGAATCCTATTTCAACGCTCTGAAGACCTGTTCAAAGTGTTCCGGCGTTTGCTTTGCCAGTTCTATATGGAACCAGTTAGGCGAGCCTTGATACGAGCCAGCGTTGTCGTCCTGGGTGAAAATTTTGACCCCTGCCTTGCCTTCTCCGCGACTGCAACGATAGCCCGCACCGAAGGAACCGTATGCGTACCAGTGCATTTCGCATAATCCCAGGGCCTTGGAATTGGCCAGGAACCAGTCCCAAATGAGACGGGCCTGGGCCTCGTCTTTATATTTCAGGTCCGCCGCGTAGCCCGTCGCATGCACACTTAGGCCCGCATTATTTCTCATTGGTCTGTTCGCATAAGTGCCTAAAGAGGTCAGCCCCCACCTGGCTTTTGTTAATTCAACAAGTTTGGCGGTCACAGGTGCTGTGGCTTTGCCGTCCCAGGCTGGGTAGTACGGATAGACGCGGTTGCTCATACTGGCGGGTCTTTGGGTTTGTCTTTGAGGCCGTTACCAGCCAACAGGCCAATGAGGCCACCTGCAAGGGTCATTAGCATTGGGGAAAGAATTGCCCACGCTTCAGAATCGTTGGGGGCTTGCTCTGTTGGTTGCACCACAAACAGAAGCCCGTACAGAAGAGCAACGATAGAGAACAGGAACGCGCTTGAAAGGCAGATGCCTACAACAAGGATAAGTCGTGCTTTAATTTCTTCGTTGCTAAGTCGGTTTTCTAGTTTCATTTGCATTTGCTTTCCATGAATGACTTGTTAAGGGTGTTGGTGGTGTCACAGTTGTGGCGTGTGCGGTCAGCACAAGCCGTAAGCGATGTCAAAATAACCAATAGAATCAGGCTTTTTCGCATCAGGCTGTACCAATATCTTCAACCATCAAGAATGCTGGCTGTGCTGCTATTCTTCCTAATTTTGATGTGCCAGAACTTGCGGAAGCAGCGCCTTTAATAATGACTGTTCCAGCAGTAAAAGTGCTTATGGCGGTCACCGTGATTGTGCTGTAACTATTGGTAGCGGGTGCATAAACGTAACCACCTGAAAGTTGAGTGCCAGCAATAGAAGTAAGGAAAATTAAAATGTTCGTGTAAGCCCCGCTTGTACCAGTGACTTCAGGCTCAAAATACGTTACACGGTAGTTTCTGTTTGCCACTGCTGTGAAAGTTACCGAGAGTTGTTCTTCCACCGTGGTAATCGTTGCATCGGTTGAGGTGGCTTTTGACACTGCCATAATCCCGCGGGGGAAATTATTTTGCTGTTGAGCTGTCAGAATAGCCCCACTGGAAAAGTCCGTATTATTTGTGATTGCCATGTTGTGTCTCCTTTAGAAACTTAAAAGGTTGGTGGTTGAAAGAGTGCCAAATATTTCATCATTCAGCGTAAAGTATTGGTTGCCGTCCGTACTCTCAAAAGTGTACGAAACTGTGTGGGACCCTGGAACAATGCGGTGTTCAATTCCTGAGGTAATGAGGGTCTGCGATTCTGTGGTTGGTGATCCGGTTGAGTAGTCCTTTTGCACCGTAACAATTGAGGTAAGTTCAATAGCAAAGATAGTGGACCATTGCGCTGATGTTAGGGCTGCCAGTTCGCATGAAACACCGGTGAAGCGGACAACTGGGTTGCGATATTTGCCAAGAAGGTATGCACCTAGGCCAGCCACTTCCGTTGTTGTGGAGTTAAGCAAGTTGAGAAGGTTGTAGTTTTGCGCTTGATATAAAGCAATGGAGTTAGCGTCGGATGATGTTTGTGCCGCTCCGGCGGGCGACTGGGTGACTATGTAGTTGTAAAGCAGTTCCGACCCGTACTGGTTAATCAGGGTCATGTAGGGAATTCCTGTGCCATCAGTTGTAAAGGAGGCATTGGCTACTGGGTTTAGGACGCTTGAGCGCCCCTTAAAGGTTAGTGCGCCGTCAGCCGCGGTAAAGAGGTAGCCCTGTTCAGAGGTGTTAACTTGCTGTAGGTAGTTTAAGGAGTTGGTGTCTTGAGCGACCGCGTAAGCCCCTAAAGTGGATGTTCCAGTACCTATGGACCTAGAGCCTTGGTAATTGATTTCAGCGCGGTCCAGGACGGTGTTGATGCGGGCTGATGACAATTCCGCGCTTGGCGTAAAAGCATTTAATTGCTGGTTAGCAAGGGTTCCAAAAGCGTCAACACATCGCGCAACCATTCTTCCCTGGTTGGCGTTTTGATAGTCCAGGTTCCAGTCCTCAACAAAGCCTGTGTAGATCGGGGTGCCATTTGCGTAAATGATGATAGGGGAGCGGGGCAGGACATACGGATAATAAATGCTGGCGGTGTTTAGTGGGTCCAGGATTCGGCTGTTGTTGTTAAATACGACTTGTGCTGTTCCGGCGTTGAATTGGTCTAGTTGGCGGTTGCGGCCGCGTCGTATGTTGACAGATAAGACTATTGAGGTCAGGTCGGCGTATGCAGTGCCGCCAAGTGTTCCGCGTCCTGCGGTATCAAGAACGCCATAGAAGGCGTCGTCAAGTTGGAACGGAGTACCAAAGCCTGTGGTGGTTTGGAACCCGACCAAGACTTGGTATGTAGGGACGGTCATTAGAAGGTAACCGCCGGTGCGAACACAACGCCTGAATCTCTCTGTGCGGCAAGAATGGCGTCAATGATGTCCTGCCCAATAGTTGCGGGGGAACTGATCAGGCCCGCGTCCAGGTTGATTGTGAGGTTGTCAAATGGGCCAATACCACCAATGCCTGCATTTGCAAAGCCTCCTGCGTTGCCTGAAGTGTTATCAATGACTGGTGCTGCCGTGTTTTGGACTTTGCCTGGCGCTGATGCTGCCACTGCCGGAGGTGCTGCAAAGACTTCGGGGTTGGCCGCAATGATTTCCTTTTGGGATTCCTCAAATGCTCGAGCGCTTGTCAAGCCTCCTCCGCCGTCTCCGGAACCGCCGATTTTGGGCATTGAGAAACTTTTGCCACCAAGGCCGGGAACCCAGTCTGGAATGGTGAAGGATAAGCGTCCAACGGTGTTGTTCCATATTGCAGCGATTCCCTTAAATGCGATTTGTGCGGCGCTTAATAGACCCTGAAAGATTGGGATAACAACATTTGAAGCCCACCATCTGATTGCACCAAATACATTGTCAACAATTGTTCGGAAGGTCTCAAACTTTTTGTAGGCCACAACGGCGGCGGCGGCTACTAATCCGATACCTATGGCAATGGCTGTGATGGGGTTAATGCTCATGGCGATGTTAATGGCTACGACGGCGGCGGCAATGCTTGCAAGTGCTACGCCCATAATGGTAAAGAACTCGGGATTGTCTTGGGCCCATTTTGCAAACTTGTTGACCAGTGGAAGCACCGCGTCAAGTACCGGAATGAGGGCTGCGCCGATGCCTTCTTTAAGTTCGGCAATACCAAGAGTGAATTGGGCTAGTTGTCCTTCGGTTGTTTCGCCTGCTGCCTTACCAAAGCCGCCAAAATTTTCCGTTAGTTTCTCGGTGATAGCACCAAAGTCTTTAGATTT